CCACCGACACCATCACGGTTGAGACCTACCTGAACCTCAAGGTAGGTGACCCCGTGAAATTCAGCGTGATTAACAGCCAAACCGGCGGCTCCGGTTCCGGCACGCTGCCTGCCCCCATCTCTGACGCCACCACCTACTACGTTCTCAGCTACACCGCTGCCACTGGTGCGCTGACCGTCTCTACCAGCGCCGGCGGCACCATTCTCGCCATCACCGACGACGGTACCGCCGTTGCCCCCAACGAATTCCAGGTCGCCTACGCCGATTTCGTGGCCGTGGGCCAAGTCCGCGACTGGACCTTCGAGATCAACCGCGCTGAGATCGACGTCACCACCATCGGTCAAACCCAAGGTCAGTACGTCCCCTTCCGCAGCTACATCGCCGGCTTCGGCGACGGCACTGGCACTGCCACGGTCTATATGACCAACGAGAACGCTTCGATGTCCAACCGGATGATTGAGGACGTGCTCCAGCGTCAGCAGACCGGTGCTGCCTTCAAGCTGTACATCGACCGCGTGTACAGCGGCGGTAACGTGAGCGAAAGCCTCAGCCGCTCGATCAGCTTTGACGCCACGCTGACCTCGGCCAGCATGAACGTCAATCCTGACGACGCCCAGTCTGTGACGGTGAACTTCCGCCCGGCTGCCACCCCGACCTTCGACTTCAGCACTTCCGCCTGATAGTCTGCAAAACGGACGAAACCCGGACCCCGGCCTCACCGCCGGGGTTTTTTGTCTCTACTCCGCTACACTAATCCGAGACCACCAGGATTTTTATGCCTGCTCCCAGCTCACTGCGTGCCATTGACCGCCTCCGCAAGGCCGCCAACCTGGAGCCCGTCAAAAAAATCGTCGACCTTTCCGACGGCACCAAATTTGAAATGTGGGTGGCGCCCCTGACGATGGCCGAGCGCGAACGCGCCCAAAAACAAGCCAAGTCCGACGACGCCAACGCCTTCGCCCTCCAACTGCTGATCGCCAAGGCTCTCGACGAAAATGGCGCCAAGTTGTTTAGCACCGGCGAGATCGACGTGCTCAAGAACGAAGTCAAGGACAAGGATCTGCAAGCCCTGATGCTGGCGATCCTGACCGACGACGCGGAGCCCATCGACCCAAAATCCTGAGTGCCGAACTTCGGAAAGACAACTGGCTCATGCTCCAATTCGGAGTCGCCAAAGAACTAGGCAAAACCCTTTCTGAAGTCAGCACCACCATGACCGCCGAAGAGCTGATCGGCTGGAGCGCCTACTTCAGCATCCTCAACGAGGACCAGCAGAAGGAGATCGACAAAGCCCGACGCCGCCGCTAACCCCGGCGGCTTTTTACGGCGTAAACTGAAGTACCAGAGTGTGACGCGGCGCCGTGGCCTACAGAGCCGATATTGAAATTGCGGTTCGCGGCGCACAAGAACTCAAGCGTCTGCAAAATGAAATACGGCTTTCTGCAGACGCTGTTAACTCCCTTAATTCAAGTTTTGCGGGGGTTGCTAATTTAATTCCGCGTAGTATAAATAACCTAAATAAAGTTGTAGCCGAAGCGGCGGCAAATTTTAATAAAGTTGCTCTAGGTACAGAAGAAGCATCAACAGCAGCACGAGCATACGTCAATGCTACAAACGAGCTAAACAAAGGTTTAAGAGAGCGTCTGCAGCTTGTTCGTAACATACAGGCTACCGAATCAGCGTCGCAGCGGCGAGTTACTCCCACAAGCAACGCGGGCTATGGACAACAAATGCCAGCTCTCCCACCGGTCATGGTGCGAGCAAAAGAAATTCAACAAAGCTGGAACACCTTTTTTACAGAAGCTGCAGAACTAGGTACTGACCTAAAAACTACAGCAGCTGCAAAAGCTATAAACCTTAAACAAAGCTGGAACACCTTTTTTACAGAAGCTGCAGAACTAGGTACTGACCTAAAAACTACAGCAGCTGCAAAAGCTATAAACCTTAAACAAAGCTGGAACACCTTTTTTACAGAAGCTGCAGAACTAGGTACTGACCTAAAAACTACAGCAGCTGCAAAAGCTATAAACCTTAAACAAAGCTGGAACACCTTTTTTACAGAAGCTGCAGAACTAGGTACTGACCTAAAAACTACAGCAGCTGCACAAGCTATAAATCTTAAACAAAGCTGGAATCGCTTTTTTCAAGAAGCCCTTGATGTTGCAGTTGAACTACAAGTACAAGCACAAAAAACTGCCGCTAACATTCGTAGTCAAGAAGGAGCAGCCAGCGCAGCAGCCAGAGACCGACTTGCCACTGCCGCTAAACAACGCGAGGAAAGAGCGGCTTTTTTAGCCGGAGGTCCAGTAAGCCGGTTTCCTATCGGCCCCAATCCGCGTTCTACGCGACGTCGTTTTGAAAATGACGTATCGCCCGAACGCGCAGAAACCGCCTTACGCGCCCGAGAACTCGAAAAACAACGGCAAGCAAACCAACAACTCTTTGCCGAAGAAAAAACGCAGATCGCTCAGCTCGATATGGCTAGAGCTGCTGCAGCTAAAAAACAAACAGAAAGAATTACAGCCCTAGGTAAAACAATACAAGGAAGTCTCAGTTCCGCAGCCATTGGCGGAGCTTTTCCACTGCTTTTTGGTCAAAGTGCGGAAGCGGCTGTAGGCGGTGCTGTCGGCGGTTTGCTAGGAGGCGCCCAAGGTGGTTTTGCTGGATCGCTAATCGGTACCGCTCTAGGTGAAATAGCTGCTAAACAAAACATCGTTAAAGAACTATCTGCCGACCTAGGCTTAGCCGCTAATCAAACAACGATACTGGCTACAGCTTTTGCTCAAGCGGGTAGGAACTCTGAACAATTCCAAGCAGCGGTTTTACAGATACAGGGATTAAGTATTGCTGTACAAGATCAGGTAAGTGTTTTACAGCTCGCCAGTCGTTTGACCGGAGAGTACGGAGGGTCCATAGAAAAGGTAACCAAAATCTACGCTGATTTTGTGTCTAAAGGTAAAGTAGGTATAGCTGATTTAACCAAACTTACTGCACAAGGCATACCTATTCAGCAGGCGCTTGCTGATAAATACGACATTTCTCGTACAGAAGTTCTGCAGTACGCAAAAGATGGCAAAATAAGCGTTCAAGATCTTAGCGACACTCTGTTCGCTCTCGGTAATACAGTAGACGGTACTTCAGTAAAAGCCAAGACAGGATTTGAGCGGTTTAAGAATGCTGTAAATGATGTAGCCACGGCAGTTGTGAGCTTGGCTAGAACGCTTGCCGAAGTCCTAGGACCTATTCTTGACGGTATTCTCAGCAAAATCGCTAAAGGTTTACGCGGCTTAAACCAACTGCTTACCAACACGGTCTCAAGAAATCTAGGTTTAGCTGGACTGGCGTTTACAACGGGCTTTGAATCTCAAGGTATAGATAACCTTCGAGCTAGCTTAAAAGCTCTAAGTGGGGTAACTCCTCAATCTAGAGAAGAGCTGGCACTGCTTAATAATCAACTCCAAGACATTTCAACTAACTTGAAGCGCGTAGGCCCAGAAAGCGCCAACAGAAATTTGGCTACGTCCTTACAAGGACAGGTGTTGCAACAACAAAAACGATTAGGGGCCGTTAACTTCACGGACACTACCGGTCCAATTAAACCTGTTGCTGTACCTTCCAATCTGCCGCCAGAGGGCGCAGGGTCAAGTAAAGCCGCAAATGCGCAACAAAGAGAGGCAAAACGTTTAGCTACTCTGCTGCTGAATCAGCGAGCACTCACAGCAGAACTTAAAAATCAGTACGACTACAACGCAAAGATTTTTGCCGCTGAAATGGCAAAGGATCCGATGTTGGCTCGTCGTTTACAAGGTGAGCAGCAACTTGTTGAGTGGGGCATTGAAACAGCAAAACTTTTAGATAAAGAAAAAACCGCAGCCGGGCAGCTAGCCATAGCGAAGGCCCAGCAGGCAAAACAAGGTTTAATTATTCAAAAAACAGACCAAGACCTCGCACGTCTGGAGGAACAGCGTAAAGAAAACGCCCAAAATACAATCCTTGGTCTCCAACAAGAACTAGACCTTAGAAACGCCACCACCGAAGCCGAACGCAACCGTCTGCGTATTCAATACGAAATGGATGCGCTGAAACGCGGTAAACAGTACACCGATCCCGAACTTCAGCAAATTGAAGCACTTAAAAAGCAACTTGCAGCCCCGGAAACCGCCGGCGAAATCATCCAAAAACGTATCGGTGCCCTGCAAGACGAACTAACCAAGTTGACCAACATCGGCAACATCGCCGTATCGGTGGCAGACAGCATTGGCACGGCCTTCAGCCAAGCGTTCCAGGGCATTATCTCTGGCACGATGACGGCCCAAGAAGCCCTCGCCAGCTTCTTCCAATCTGTCGGCGATGCCTTTATTCAGATGGCATCCGAGATCATCGCCAAACAGCTAACGATGATCATTCTCCAAACCATCCTTAAAGCATTGGGTGGCGGCGGTGGGACATCGCCTTTTGCTGGTGGTGCAGCAACCGGGGGAGAAACAAATGCTTTTGCATATGCAGCAGGTGCCCCCCAATTCAGGGCAGACGGCGGTTCAGTTAGAGCCTCCACCCCTTACCTCGTTGGCGAGCGCGGCCCCGAGTTGTTTGTGCCTGGCACCAGCGGCGGCGTCATGTCCAACAGCGACCTGCGTGCCTCGATGGGCGCAGCCTTTGGCGCCAGCGGCGGTCCTGTCCTTAACATGAGCTTTGAGACCAGCACGATCAACGGGGTGGAATACGTCAGCCGCGATCAACTGGAGGCTGCCATGGCCGTCACCCGCCGCCAAGCTGCCCGCGATGGCGCCAGCCGTGGCATGTCCATGACCCTGGATCGCCTGCAGCAATCCCCCAGCACTCGCCGTAAGGTCGGAATCTGATGGCCGCCTTCCCCTCGCTAACCCCAACTTCCCGGCGCTTCACCCCCGGCGTTTATCCGGTCAAGGTGTACCGCACGCTATCCGGCATCGCCGCCCGCCGCACTTTCGGTGATCTCCCCTACGGCGCCAAGCTCGACCTGGAATACCGCAACGTCCCAGACGCCACGGTCAATACCCTGCTGGATCACTACCACAGCCAGACTTCAATCAATAAGCGTTTCAAGCTTTCCAGCAACGTAACCGCTGGCATGAGCACCGATGTTGCCGCCGAGGTCAACAGCACCGCAGCAGATCGCGGCAACCTGCGGTATCAGTACGAGCAGCCGCCCCAAGTTGAAAGCGTGCGCCGGGGCATCTACAACGTGTCGATCTCGTTGCTTGGTGAGTTGCGCGACCCGAGCACGGACGACTGACGATGGCCATCGACATCCGCATCGCCCAATTTTTCAACCTGACAACTTCCAACGGCACCACCCACCGCTACCAAAATTATTTCGTCAACCAAAAATACAAGTACGGCACTGTTTTCTACGAGTTCGCCCCGTTTCGCGTAGAGGGCTCGGTCTCCAACAACACCGGCGACAACAGCATCCTCCAAATCCTGTTCCCCAACGTCGATTTTGCGATCAAGCTGCTGGACGCCGGCAACGGAAACCGCCTCAGCCGCCTGGTGCTGACAACTGCCTGGCTAACTTCGAGCAACACGATCGCCGCCAACGGTGCCACCCAGGTGGAGTACATGGTCGGCATTGGTGCCAGCGTGAGCGAAACCACGATCGAGTTGCGCTACCGCTCTGCCATCGACAGCGTGATCTCCAACTTCCCCTCCCGCACTGTCACCCGCCAACTCGTTGGACCGCTGCCATTGAACGCCAACATTTCGCTGCGATGAACGACCTAATCGGGCTGCGTTACTGCTGGGGGCATAAACCCGGTGACGGATCGGGTAAGACTGACTGTTTTCAACTTACTTGCGAAGCGCGAAAGCGTCTAGGACTAAAGGATTACCAGTCTCAATTTGATTGGGTATATCAGAGTTACACAGAAACCACCTTCCGTTACCGCTTGGTTATTCAGTGGTTGCGCGAAAACGGGCGTCGTATCCAAACGCCTACGTTCGGCGCTGTTATGCTTTTGCCTGGACGGGAGGGTTTGGCGCTGGCAACAGTGCTGGATGACAGTATCCTTTTCATTGCCCCGAGTCAGAATGTGGTGCGTAGCCCTATCCCCGAGGGCTTTGGCCGCTGCTTCTGGATGGAACAATGACGCGCAAGCTGCTGCCTTTTGAGCACGAACTGATCGCAACGCTCGGCATCAGCAAGGACGAGTACCTGGAATTTGTTGCGCTGTACGAACAGCCGAATTTCAACGGTCAACCAACGGCCACTGGCGCTGAATGGGCAATCGCAGCAGCCATTCTGTCGATTATTGGGACAATAACAACTGTTGTGGTAACGCTGTTAAATCAGCCGCAAACACCGTCGTTTGACATGCCACGCGGCGGTGGCGGACAGCCCCAAACACGCGACGAACGCTTCTCCCCCCGCTTCGGCTTTAACTCCACCCAAGAACTTGCTGCCTACGGCGACCCGGTAAACCTCGTCTACGCCAATCGCGGCACCGGCACTGGCACTAACCCCAACGGCGGCGTGCGCGTAACCGCCTCCCTGCTCTGGTCCGCCGTCCGCAGTTACGGCTCCAGTCAGTTCATCCAAATGCTGATGATGCTGAGCGGCGGCGCCATCACGGCCATCGACACGGGCAAAACCGCCTTCGGTCAGACGCCCCTGCGTGATCTGATGACCGAAAACATCTGGATGTATTTCGACCCTGGTGCAACCGGACTGCTGCAACGCCAGGACGAAGTATTTGGCAAAGAAAACACGGATCCCACCCGCTACGGCAAAGCCACAGACAATCCCTACCGCCTCCAGCCGTCTACCAGCAACACCCGCACCGACGGTTTTAGCCAAGCCTATTCGCCCACCACAGCTAATACCGTTGGGGTATACGGGGTCGTGCCGTTAAATATCTGGTCGTTTGTACGCAACTCGCGTGGCGACAAGATGGAAGCTCCACTATTTATTACTGCCAGTGGAATTTTATGGACTGCTGGAACTGGCCTAAATATCGGTGTAAACGAAGTTCTTTCCGTCAAATTCAACCAAACAAATTTTCTGGAAAGTGACAACGATGCTTGGCGCGAAGCGAAAGATATTAGGCGCAGTTTGTTGAGCGTATTTGATACCGCAAGCCTGTTCAAGTTAGGTACGGCACTGTTTAGGGTTTCTGATATACCCGCCACCAACATTGACGAACAAGACATTACGATAAAACTTACTTGCATCAAAGCCGGTCAAGCACCACGCACCGAATACAGCAGTGTTACCGCCGCTTCCGCAACTGGTGCATTAACTGCAGCGGAAATAGCAGAACGCAACAAACTAAAAAATAGTGTTCAAGTATTACTTGATGAAGATCAGCGTCCGAGCATTACAACCGCACTACAGCTTGCAGAATCAGGCGAGATCCAAGAAGCTGTATATCACCAAATCCAACAAGAAGTAAACGATGCCAATGCGTTTGATTATATAGGCTCAGGCAGGGGGCAAATAAGGAGATTAAAGCCTGGCGTATATGGTTATGGGTATAAATACGGTCAGTACAGATGGGTGACTGCAATTAAGGGGTACCAGAAAAAACGCGAGCTTACGGCTAGCGAAAAAAATACACTCCGTCGCTATTCGGATCTAGAAGCCATTGCAGGTGGTTATAAAGACGACATTTTTTACACAAAGGCTCTGGCTCGTATAGCTACAGCAACTTACGAAACTCTATCTGCTTGTCATATTGTTGACTTTGCATTAAAAGCAATCGTCTTTAAGCGCATCAGCGGGCGTCAACTGGAATACGGCAGCGAGCGCCGTGGCGGCTACCCCGTTAGCGATAACGGCATCAAAACCCGCGTCAGTCTTTTCAAGTTGAACTACAGAGAGGTCGGCCAGACCGTGTGGGCAACTGCCCCTGGAACTTTTGCTATCAGTCGGGCTGCCGATAACGAGAACTTTGTCTATTTCAAGTTCAACAGCGGCATTACCGACCCAGACGCCGCAACCCACTGGGAGTTTGAGCTGGAACCCGTCGTTGACCCGCTCAGTGAAGCTGCTATCAATGACAACTACTATTACCTAACCAATGCAGGCAATGCCGTCACCGAAACCCTCGGAACGTACAAATTACTCAGCAAAGCAAGCACTACCCCCTCAATTCAATTTGTCGGAGAAAAACAAGCTGCTGCCACTGGAGCGTTTCCGCCCAAAAACAATAACCCCGCAGACCTGAACGAGTGGGACTTGTTTAACTACGACGCTGATACGCAGCTCCAGTTTTCGTTTGATTCCGGTCCCGAGATTACGATTACGGCTGTAACTGAACAACTAATTCAGCCGTTTACTGATTACAACCAATTAAACGCATCCGGCAAAGTCGTAAAAAGCCTATACAACAACCTGGCACTGCTGGGCTTCAACGCTTATTCAGGCAAAACAATCCAAGACCTGCGCTCGTTCACCGTTTTCGCAACCCAAGGTCGCAGCGTCCGTCGCCTACGCACCAGTGGCACTGATGAAGATGGCATTGCTTGGGGCAACACGGGTTATAACTACTACCCCTCCAAGGCGGATGGCGCCAGCAGCCTCGCCCCAGACATTTTCCTCGACACAGTTCTCGACAAGGAAGACGGCATCGGCAACTACGCCGTCGTCAACGCGCTGGATCTCAAACAACTTGCTATCACCAAACGCTTCTGTATCAAAAATAAACTGTTCATGGACTGCGTGATTGCTGATCCACGCAGCTGGCGCGAGTTCTGGGTGGAGGTTGCACCGTACAACCTGCTGGAGTTTGCCCGCATCGGCGGACGCGAAACCCTGG